ACAGCTTGAGCGCTAAGCGCAGCGTACCACCCCGTGTGTCGCCCTATATGTTATTTATAAAGCATGTTCCTTCTTGGCCCATCATTTGGGCATTGCCCCACATGTTTCTTCTTGCATTTGCTGCTTCTATTCTTATGCGTTCTTCGTATTCCCTTACCCGGATAGCTAGTTCTTTATCTATATTTCTCAGGGTTAAGTAACCTGGGTTTATCGTATGTATCACCCATCTATCTTGTGACATTTTTGTTACATCCAGCATACGATTGCAGAAAAGTACTAAGTGTACTATGTCGAACCTCACACTTCCCCCTTGGTACTTTTCTACTGTCATGAATCCGTCTCTCAAGTTTTCCAACACTTGGTATATCTTGAACTCGCAGTCTTCCCTTGCGAAGTTTATAAAGAGCGTGTTTCCTGACCACCCATTTCTTATGCCCGTCTGTATGATACTAGCCATATCCCTAGCTTGAGCTATTCTAGATATCAAGAAGTATTTCTTTGGATCTATTGCTAACATGTTATGTTGATACACTGTTTTTCCAGTATGCCCAACTGGATCATGAACAATTCGGATAATTCTGCTACATGCCTGTTTGTTCATTAGTTCCTGAATATCCACTTTATCCCAATCATCTTCATGTATTTCGGGTACAGTTTGTTTGATTTGTTCAGTTTTCTTCATTTCCCTTTCCAATTGCGTTTGCCAAGGTAATCTAAGGAAATTTGGGTCTACTACTTGTCCACAAGTGTTCCTCATGTCGTAAGCTTGGGATACTCCCATTACATCTCCGGGTCTTTTTACGAATTTATTGAGAGCCTCCTCTTTAGATTCACAATTTTGAATTCCTGCAAATAAACTAGGTGTTCCCGCCGCTAGGTCCTCGTTTTCTTTATCTTCTTTAGCCAGATATCTTTTGCAGTTTTCAAAATGTATAGCGCTCTTGATGATTTTGATGTTTGGATGTATGATCTTGTTACCAACTATCACGTCGAATGTTCTTGAACATGATGTTTGGAATTGATTTCCTACATCTAATACGACGTGAGTGTGGTCATATGGATTAATGCTGTCACCTGTTTCGTGTGCACATCTTATGAAACTCACACTTACTCTGTTTATTGCCGCCTTGATTGTGGCTATTAAATATTCCTTATTTATATGAGTAGAGTAAGTGAGCATTAATCTCTGATTCTTCATATAGAACTTGCCTGTAACACTTGATTTCTCTTCCAAATCCACAGCATCGACAAAGTGCTGGTCTCCTTCTACCATATCGTCTATGTTAGGTTGATTATTTGTTTCTGTAATTATTCCTTCTATTTTTTTGTTTTTATTTGGTGCAAAGCTCAAGAAAGCTTTGTTCCTTAACACGCTTCTTAGTGTGTTCATGTTTTTCTTGGGTATTTCGTTACCATCGTATTCTTTGATTGTGGTTTCGGGTTTTTGCTCCCTTCTCCACCCGAAACCACCCAGTAAATCCACTGCAGACAGTTGATTTATTTCTGTCTTTTCTTCTGGATTTACTTCACCAAATACTGAGTATCTTGGTCCTGAAATTTCAGATGTGAAATTTCCTTGATTTTCCGAAAATTTTGAACTTTCCATCTCCAACTTTTCTACTTTCTTTCCTTACTTTCTTTTCTTATTCCCACCCACTTTACCATTTATTTTTTTTTCAAATTTTTGCACTTTTCAACATTATTGCGGGGGTTTACCCCCCGTTGGGACAGCGGTAGCTGTTCCAATTTTGTGGGTTTACCCACAACTCTGCGGACTCCATAATGTTAAGAGTCCGCGTTCTTTCCGAGATCTTTTGACCGAGGAAAGAACCTAAAAAAGTTTTGTATTTTCCCGACCTCACCACCTCCCCCTCTAAATAATTTTCTCTTTGTCCCCAGAAAAGAGAAATGTCGGGGTACACAGATGCGCAGAAAGCAGCTTATTGGAAGAGTAAAGCGTTAGCTTCTTCTCCTTCGTCTAGTCCAGCGAAGTCCAATTATAAATACAAAACTCAATCAACTTACACTCCACGGCGTACATACACACCACGCCAGACGTACACACCGTCTACATACAGACCTTATACTAAGAAGGCTGTCGCTGGCTCTGCACCTGCATCTGTTACCCCCAAAAAGACTCCATATAAGTCTTCCTATCACTCCGGGACCCCGGGTTTTGATACTTTGGGAGGTAGGATTGGATCCACTGTTGGATCAACCATTGGCAGTGTCCTAGGACATGGTGCCCAGACCTTGTTAAAGGCCTTAACTGGATTTGGAGATTATACTATTGATCGACGTGCAAATTCCATGTTCACGGGTGGTATGGAGCCTATGCAAATAGTTAACTCCGTTAATACTGGAGGGGTTATTCTGAGACATAGAGAATACTTACGGGATGTGTTCTCTAGTCAGGATTTCGAGAGCTCGTTTATCGACATAAATCCTGGTCTCTATACTAGTTTCCCCTGGTTGTCTGGTATCGCCAACAACTACGAGAAATACCAATTTCGAGGTTTGGTTATGGAATTCAAGAGTTTGAGTTCCGACGCTGTGTTATCTACATCTGCGTCCACAGGGCTTGGTTCAGTTATGATGTCCACCAACTATAATGCGAATGACCCTCCCTTTGTTAATAAGCAAGAGATGCTTAATTATGAGTTTGCTAACTCAAGAAAGCCGTCTGAGTCTTTCTACCACCCAGTGGAGTGTAAGTTGTCCAGGACCCCCACAGACCAGCTTTATACTAGGTCAGGTCCATATGCCCCAGACGCAGATCCTAGACTTAGTGATCTAGGTCGTTTTCAGCTCAGCACCCAGGGTATGCAGGGAGATACTGCGGTTATTGGTGAGCTGTGGATTACTTTTGAGATCGAACTCTTTGTCCCAAAGGTAAATGAATCAAGTATCGCTAGAGTTGATCAATTCGATCTCGGTCCTATTGACAATATTACTCTCTTCGGTAATGCCCCACCTAGAACTGAGCAGAGCAATTTAGGTGGCCGTCTCTTCAATGACGGTGCAGGTGGTAACCACTATATCTTCCCAGATAACGTGACCACAGGTTATTACCGACTTTATTGGCGAGGTAAGACTGTCAATACCTTCGCCTATGCCTGGACCATTACTCCAGACACAGCCCCCGTCAACTGTGTACAGACAGACGTCAGATGGACTGACCCCACCACTCCTACAGTCCCTACTGCAGCCGTGAGCTTTGACATCATAGTTCAAGTTACGGGTCGTGGTGCTTCCATCCGCTTCCCCACCAACTGGGTTTTAGCTTTAACCCCATGTGTTGGCATCTTCGTGGTCGAGAGGTACATTTCCAGCAAACTTATTGCTGAGCCTTCTCCTGGCCCCTTTTCAGATACCTCTTCTGAAATGGCACGTTATAAACGTTTCCTCGAGATGGAGGCGCGGTTTGCCGCAGAGCCGAAAGCGGATGAAGATTCATCTTCCTCATCCTCTGAAGAGGCTCCCAAGAAGCCTAAGAAGAAGAAGTCTCTTTAATCACATATTATCACCCTTTATGTACTGGATATATATCCTATACTATTCCTTCTTATTTTTTCATCTCAGGTCCTTTTATTCCCTTCTACACATTCTCCAGTACAATCCTCCGGAGCGAGGCGACAGCTTGAGCGCTAAGCGCAGCGTACCACCCCGTGTGTCGCCCTATATGTTATTTATAAAGCATGTTCCTTCTTGGCCCATCATTTGGG